GACATAGCGATTGGCCCCCTGCCGACCGTCAACACCGGACGGCTGACCCTGCTGGGCGCTCGGGCCAACCCCGGCGGGGCGGGTGGCGTCTGCCTGATCGTGGCGGACATCCTGAACCAGTCCGGCGGCCTGAACTCGACCCTGACCACGACGCAAACAACCAACCTTCCGACCGCCGCGCTCACTCGCTACACGAGCGGCGAGGGCGTGATGATCGGCGTGATCCTTTTTGCTCAAAACGGGTCCACCGCAGTGACGGTTACTGCGAGCTACACCAACCAGGCCGGGACGTCCGGGCGAACGACCCTGGCGACCCAATTCGCCGGAACCGGCTGGCGGGAGGCCGGTACGGTAATCCCTCTGCCGCTCGCAACAGGTGACACTGGCGCGCGCTCTGTCGAATCCGTGACGTTCGCCTCCGCGACCTCTTCCAACGCCAACGTGGGCATCGTCATGTTCAAGCCGCTGGCGATGATTGCGCTGAATGATTTTCAGGGCGCGCACGTCGTTGACGCGGTGTCGGCCGGCGGGTTCGTCGGGTCTCTGGCTCAGGCAGAGCCGGGGGCCTGCATCTCACTTCTCGGCGTGATGAACGCCGCTCAGGTGGTTACCGGATCCATCCTTCTCGCGGAGGTCTGACCGATGGCCTCCCGGCGCCTGTTTGATGGCGCGCAGATCGAACTCGGCCTCCTGCCGATTGTCGCCGCCGGCGCAAGCGGCATCACCGGCTCGGCCTCGATCACCGAGGCGGCGGATACGCTTGACGCGCTGGGCCAGGTCGAGGTTTCCGGGTCGGCGTCGATCACGGAAGGGGCGGATATCGCCTCGGCCTCGGGTTCGGTCTCGGGCGGCGCGATAACGGGCGATGCGGCCATTGTAGAGGCCGCTGACAGCCTTTCCGCCTCGGGTTCGGTCCTTGTGTCGGGAACCGCCTCGATCACCGAGGGCGCGGATATTTCCGCCATCAGCGGCGGGGTTCTGGTTTCCGGCTTTGGCGCGGTCACGGAGGCGGCGGATACGGCCTCGGCCTCGGGCACGGTCGCCTCGACGGGGGTTTCCGGATCCGCCTCCATCACGGAGGCCCCGGACACCCTGTCGGCGGCTGGTGACGTGCTGATCGCGGGCGCCGCTTCGATTGTTGAGGCCGGGGACGTTGCGGCCATTGTCGCTGTCGCGTTCGGTGGCCCGATTGTCGGCGTCGCTGCCATTCTGGAGGCCCAGGACCGGCTTGACGCGGTTCTCCTGGTCATAGGGTGGCAAGTCCTGCCGCAGACCCCGGAGACCTGGTCCACGCAGGCCGGCGACCCGGAAGCCTGGACCCCGATCACGACGACCCCGGAGGGATGGACCCCGCGATGAGGCCGGTTTCTCCCACCTTTGGCTTTCCGCTCGCCCCGACCCTGCAGGAGATGCAGGACGCCATCAACGAACAGGCGGTCCCGACCAAGCCGGTGCAACTGCCCACGGTCCTGTTTGCTGACCTCCCGCCGGCCGCAAGCTGGCCTGCCTGCATGATCCACGTTTCGGACAAGAACTCCATTGCCATCAGCACACCCGTGGCCGGGGTCTACACCTGGCTCCGGGCTGACGGGAGCGCTCTTTAATGCCTTCGTCCTACTCGACATCGTTCCGGTTCAACCTTCAGGCTCCGGGCGAGAACCACCACACCTGGGGCACGAACCTCAACGCGGGCGTCTTCCAGCTCATCGAGGACGCTCTGGCCGGCGCGGTGAGCCTGAGCCTGTCGGGTCCGACGACGCTCACCAGCGTCAACGGCGCGACGGATCAAGCCCGCTGCATGGCGCTGAACATCACCGGCGGGACGGGCGGGACGATCACGGTTCCGGGGGTCAGGAAGCTCTACTTCGTCCGCAACACGGCCTCGGGTGCGGTTGTCATCACGACCGGATCTGGCGCGACGGCATCGTTCGCTGCGGGTGAGGTGGGTTTCTGCTACTCGCCGGACGGGGTGAACTTCTACCGGACCTCGACAACGACCGACTTCGCCGGCGCTCGGCTCCAGAACGTGGGCTCGCCGACGGCCAACACGGACAGCGCCACGAAGGGCTATGTGGACGGCGTGGCCTTCGCCATGGCGGCGGGCTCGCTTCCCGGACAGCCCGGTAATGCGGGCCGGTTCCTGACCACCAACGGCGCAACCGCCTCATGGGACGACGTCACCGTCACGACCTCGCAGATCACCGACTACGCTTCCGACCAGGCCGCCAAGGCCGCAGCGGCCACCCGCCTCTCCGTCGCCTTCGCGGCGGCTCTCTAAGGACTCCTGCCCATGCCTGTTGTGAACGGGACGCTGTCCCCTAATAGCATTGTCACGCCCCAGCAGATCTGGAGCGCGACGGCGGTCGCCACCACGGCGAACACCACCTACACGGACAGCCCGACCAATACGGTCCTGCTGGCCCCGGTCTACCTCCTGAACCCCAACCCGTTCAGCGTGACCAACGCCTCGCCCACGGTCACGGTGACGCAGGCGGGCCATGGGCTGTCGACCGGCGACACCATCACCATTGCGGGAGCGGCCGCGGTCGGCGGCATCACGCCTTCCGGGGCCTATCAGGTCACGGTCCTGACGGCGAACACCTTCACCGTCACCCACGGTTCCAACGCGACCTCGACCGTGACGGGCGGCGGCTCTGGCGTGACGGTGCAGGACAGCCGCACCTCGCGGAACGGTGCGCGGATCAGCCGCCTGACGGCTTTGGCCCGCGCGACCAACACGGCGACGGAGTGCCAGCTTTTCGTCAGCCCGGACGGCGGGACCACCAAGCGGTTCATCCGGTCGGTTCTCCTGCCCGCCTACACGGTCGCCACGACCACGGCGCAGACGGGTGCGGACTTCGGCTATTCGGACTCCGCGCCTTTGCCCCTGGGGCCGAATGACACGCTCTATGTGGGCATCTCTGTCACCAACACCGGCATTGTCTTCCGCGCTGAGGGCTTCGCCTACTGATGCCCAACCAGCCCCTCGGACCTACGGGCCTTCTGGCCCCGTCCATGACCCTCCCGACCGGCTCTCAGAGCATGGCGATGGGCGGCATGGGCCTGCGGGCGCAGGGGATGGACGGGCGGAAGAAGGGGGCGCTGCAGTTCAGCAACAGCGTCACATTCGTGAACGGGGCAGCCGGCGCGTTCTCGGGAACAACCTTCATTTTCACAGCTACCAGCGCCGATGTGGGCGACTGGATGTTCGTCATGGCCGATGGCGCCAATGCCACGTCGGTGACGGGCGGCTCGGGCAACACTTGGACCAAGCTTGTCCTGACAAATGCCGGAGCCCGTCCGACAACGCTGTTCTACCGGGCTCTTGCGGCCGGCGATGCGGGGGCGACCTTCACGATCAACGGCGGGACCAACGCCGGCCCGGCGGAATGGGTGGCGTATCGCGGGATAGCATCCGTGGGGTCGCCGCAAACTCAGGTCACGCTGGCCAGCGCCCTGACCATCGACTTCACGGCGCCGACGCTGACCAACAAGACAAGCCGCCTGCTGGCGATCCTGAGCGCGCACAGCGTATTGCCGCCCGCTGGAACCTGGAGCGCGCCGGCAATCTGGAACGCGCGCGTCTCTCGGAACCTTTTTGGCCCCAAGTTCCTCGGGGACGCCTTGTCGTCAGCCTACCAGCAAGCGGGGGCCGGCCCCATCACCTTCACCATGCCCGGAACGCAGACGGACGGCCAAGTCGGCTGGCTCTTTGAACTCGTGGGAACCTGATGACCCTCTACCAACGCAAGACCCTCCCCTCCATCCTCATGGGTGTCCCGGCCCCGCTGCCTGCCGAACTGGTGGGCCTGTCGGACGCTAGCCTTGCCGACCTGTCGGCGGCTGTTCCCGAGGCCGCTCAGGAACTCGGATACGCCGGGCAGGGGTTCTTCCCGGTCGAGCCTGACCCGCCTACGCCTCCGGTGGTCGACGAACTCAACAAGATCGATTTCCTGCGCCTGTTCACCCAGGCCGAGCGCATCGCCATCCGGCAGGCGGCGGCGGTCAATCCGCTGATCTCCGACTACCAGCACATGCTGGACGTGGCGACGGTGGTACGCCTGTCCGACCCCGACATTCAGACCGGCGTCCCGCTGCTGGAGCTTGGCGGACTGATCGGCGTGGGCCGTGCGGCTCAAATCCTTGCCGGAGAATCGCCGTGACGAAAAGCCGCTACCCGCAGCAGCAGACCTACATCCCAGGCCGCCCGATCCTGACCTACTTCCGCCGGCTGTTTGTGGCCCTGGATCAGGTGCTGAACGCCGTCACCGGAGGAAGCCCGGGCGAAACGCTGTCCAGCCGGTTTTTCAAGGATCTGGACAAGCGCCGCGTCATCCCGTGCATCCTATGCGTACTGCTAGGCTGGATCGACAAGGACCATTGCGAGAAGGCGCTTGAGCCCGACGAAGGTAAAATCTCCGGCAAGCCGACCCAGAAGCTGACGCCGAAGCTGTACATCATCAACATCGGCATTTCGTTGAGCCAGCTGCTGAACGTCATTCTTGGTGGCGATGAGGATGAGCGGCTTTCGTCCCGCGCAGGCAAGGACGCCCGCCGGGGCCGGAAAATCGCCTGCATCTTCTGCCGCATCCTGCACTGGATCGACCGCGACCACTGCGAGAAGGCCATCCAGCGGGACGAGGGCAAGCGCCCCGGCCAGTACGACGACCCGCGCCGCCGGGCCAAGCGCACACAGTATCCCCCGCGTTCCGACTGGAGCTGATTGAATGCCCCGCGTCGTCCTTGAACTGCCTCCCGGCCTGAACAACGACGACACGACCTTTGCCGCTTCGGGCCGGTGGGCGGACGGCTCCAACGTGCGCTTCTGGCGGGGACGGGCGCAGGTGATCGGCGGGTGGGAAGCCATCACCAATTCACCCTTCACCGGCGTGGTCCGCAAGCTGTTCGGCTGGACGGACAACGCGGCGGTCCTCAACATCGCCTCCGGCTCGCATTCGGCGCTTCAGGTCTATCAGGGCGGGTCGGTTTTCGACATCACGCCGTTTGGACCCCCGACCCTGCTCGGCTCCAACCCCCTGACCGTGACGAACGGCTCGGCGGTGGTGACGGTGGCCCATGTCAACCACGGTTTGACGTCCAGCACGTCCGTCATCGTGGCCGGCGCGGCGGCTGTCGGCGGCATCACCCCCAACGGCACCTTCACCATCACGGTGGTGGACGCCAACTCCTACACCTACACCTTCACCTCCAATGCGACCTCGGGCGCGACCGGGGGCGGGACCGGCGTCATTGTCACCCCGCAGGTGGCGCTTCCTGCGGGCAACATCGACGGCACGGGTGGGGCTGGCTACGGAACGGGAACCTACGGAACCGGCACGTGGTCAACGCCCTCGACGGCGGACTTCTTCCCCCGGACATGGAGTCTGGCGTCCTGGGGCCAGAACCTGATCGCCAACCCGCGCAACGGGGCGAT